CAGCCAAATAAGTTTAAACAGTTCTTTGTTGCGCCAAATAATGCACCAGACCTACCCGAATCAACTATGTTGATTCCAGACGATGAGGGAATGGATGAGATCGGTAATAAAAAATGGATGAATATTAATTACGGCAACACTCACGAACACTGGAATGCAGCTCGGGTGTTTAACTCACACAACTTAAAGGAACTAGAAAAGATAAAACTTAGAGTCTTACTTAAGGGAGTAAACTTTCAGGTGATACGAGGAATGGTTATACCTGTCCTAATGACTCTTTCGCTTGGAGAAAAGATTCGTAAAGAGAGCGATCCAAATGGAGATACGCCGATCGACCTATCAAGTAATACATTTGAGGGAGAAACACTCGATTCTGAACTTACTGGCTGGTACTATGTAAAAGAGGCAAAGTACACATTTGATCCGACTGATCCTCACATATTCTATACTGAACTTATTCTAGCTAGAAGAGAATGGGTGCCTAATAAAATAATCTTTACCGCAAATGCATAATTTCTATGGAGTACGAAATAAAGTTGATAACTTTAGAAAAGGTCTATTTTTAGACCCATATGATCAGCCGACCTACTTGACCTTTGCAATAGATTTTAAGTTTGAGAGCATCCCTGAAGATGGTATAACTGGAACAAACACGACGATTGACCCATTATGGAAAAGCCCGCTCTTTGAAAAGGGATCAGAAGAAAATTATAATAGTGCCCAAACATATTTAGGTTCGATCGGTTATAAGGACCGAGAGGAACGAATCGCAAAATTCAAGTCTATACTTGAGTACCTGACCTTTAATGCGCCATGGTATTTTCAGTCAATCTCAGGCCTGGACAAGATGTGGGAGGTAGCGACTAACATGAGCGATGCACGTAAGAGCAAATCGGCAACTATTACTATTGATACGATGGAAGCGATTGACTTAAGAATAACACAATTAGCAAATCTATATAGATCATCAATATACGATACTGTATACATGAGAGAGCTAGTACCAGACAACTTGAGATGGTTCTGCATGGACGTGTATATAGCAGAGGCCAGAAATATTAGGTATAATCCAGCAGGACAATTTAGTAATGTTGCCAGTGCAATAGGCATAGACACAAGCGGAATAAATCGATTCTTGACTAATGCTGGTTCTGCTGCTAGTTCACTATTAGGCAATCGTGAGCTGGACCAGAGCAGCCCGTTAAAGCAGTTTGGTTTCGTAAAGTTTAAGTGTAGGCAGTGCGAGTTTGACTTTTCAGGCAGCTTTCCAGGAGGTCAAAAGCTTGATGTTTCGATGGAGACGACTGCTAAACCTACCGCAAATAGCTTCAAGATCAATGTCGGTTATTTTGAGGAGGAGAGTGAGTATAATGACTCTACTAAAATAACTGAAGATCCAGCGACTAGTTCAATTCGTAATCCATGGAACGCTCGAAACACGGCAGCTAATCTTCAGACTAGAATAGAAGGAGCATCTGATTTGCCTTTTGTTGGAGGATTCGTGGATAATGCAAGACAGTATTCTCAAGACCGACTTCAAACGATTGGAGGACTTGTGAATCCCGCGCTTCGTGCTGCATTTAACTCATCCGGAATTAGGAGCATTGGGGATCTATATGCTGGTAACAATCCATTTACTGACGGCGAAGGAAAGACAATCAGCGGCAATTTTCCAAGAAACGACAGTTCAATCGCGAGCAGGGCTCAAGCATTATTAAATAACTCAATTTACCCAGATAAGTTTCCAAATAATGATGGTGACCGAAACCTGGGCAGAATCTACTAATATAATACTATATGATGTTAGACCGTAATCACGACATATCAAACAGGGACATAAACGACCTATTGGATAAGCAATTCTTAGGAGTTGTCGAGCTCATAGACGACCCTAGAAAGGAAGGTCGAGCCAGGGTTAGAGTATATAGCATCCATGACGATCTGCCCGCTGAGGATATACCATGGGCATATCCTAAAAACAAGAGTCTGTTCTTTGGACAAGGAGGCAAGGCCGGTTCAATCTCTATACCTAAAGTAGGAAGTATTGTTGCCGTTAGATTTGACAATGGTAATCCATACTCACCAGAATATTTTGCAATCCACGAATTAGCACAAGATATCAAGGATGAGTTGAATACTGAGTATGATGGAAGCCATATCATTCTATTCGATGGAGACCAGGAGTTAAAGCTGTGGTTTACCGTAGGCAAAGGGCTAACTATCTCAGTAAAGGGCGCAAGTATTAACTTAGCACCGGATAACCTAATAACAATCAAGACTGATAATAAGGTGGTAGTTGATTCACCTAATATCGAATTAGGGTCACCAGACATTCCAAGCATATCAGAATATCTATTAAAGGGGGAGACTTTTCTTAACATGTTTAATACTCATGTACACCCATCATCTGGCACTCCACCGCTAACTCCGATACTTCCAGACAGTGGAGTAATAAGCGGAACCACAAAAACTAAATAAAGATGGCACTAGAAGATCAAGCAAAAGCAGTAACTAAATTAGGATCACTAGGAACAGATATTCCTGGATTAGACGCAGATAGCGTGATTGAAAACCTGATCAAAAGGGACGAGAATCTTGGTAAATACTTAACAATGATTGATAATGCAAAAGCAGAAAAGGTATATCGCGGAATGTCTGAAGAAGAGGCAGAGGTGTCAGCTGAAGAGTCAAAGAAAAAAGTACTTGAAGAGATAAAAAAGAATCTTAAACCTGCAGTCGAGGAAGATATTATTAAGATGAAACAGGAATACAAGACAGCAAAGGAAGCACTTGACTCGATTCCGACTGAGACTCAAGCAACTGTCGCGACTGCTGCGTTACCTGCTGCACTTCATCCAGCAGTACCAAATCCAGCATATACTCTAGGCATTGCATTACAGACAAAAAAGAATCTACTTAAGACTCTTAATATAGTCCTGTCATCTCTAACCACTGTAATAACACTGGCTAATAAATTAAAGTTTGAGTTGCCACCAGTTGTGTTAACCCTAGTTAGCACCCTAACGATTGTGACAACAGGCCTCTCACTTATTCCAGGTTAATCCCATTATCAAACTTATATTTTTCCCAATCTTGCTTATTCATTAGGTCAGGAAAGCGCTCTCCTCCATTACAGGATTCTTTGACATATAGCTTGCCTGGTATATCACAGCCGCAATATACACAATATTCTAGCCTTACGCACTCGTCTTTACAAATCATTGCACGATAGGCGACCTGTTCCTTTTCGTGTTCAGGCAGAAGATACATCTTGTCCCCAAGCATCTTGAGGTTACCTTCAATGTAGTGCTTAATATTTTTTAGAGTTATTTTCATTGTTTCATCATTTTTTTTTCGACTTTAGTTATCTTACGTGCTTCATATCCTCCTCTAGCAGCATTAATTAATTTTATGTGATTTACTACATCGATTAGCTGATCAAAGCGCCAAGCATCCTCTAATAGGTGGGTTTCGTTGAATTCATTGATGCTAAAAGTGGACTCTAGAAAGGTTGCGCCAAGCATCGAAGCACCTAATAAGAGTATGTCCGGCGTCATGAAGGAGTTATTCTTAAAACCTATTGAGTACTTTTTTTCAAATTCGATTGAGATAGCTTGAAGGTATTTTATGTAGTCAAGTCGAGGTTCCCCAAAAGAGTGATGGACTACCATATCTGGCTGAGATGCCTCGATCGCTCGGTCGATCTCACGTTGAGAGTTGCCGCCAGTATAGAGAACAAGATAATCTGAACAGTCCCGAGCATGTGCAAGAAGGGTAAAATCCTTTAATCGAGCTTCAGAAATTCCCAACATAAAGCCTGTACCTCCGTTTGGAAGCTTAGAATAGTATGGACGAGCTAAGTCTACATCACGAATAGAGGAGACTACTGGAAACCATGAAATTTCTCGTTCTCTACACTCTAAATCAATTTCATCGTATTCTAAAGGCGAAGTGATGCTGCTCTTAGCCGGATCGAGCGCCAAATAATTGATTATGCCAGGATTAAATGATCGGATCACATTTTTTATCCTGATCAAATTATTTGCGGTGTCCTGATTAGTCCAATCTATTGATAAACATATTTTTGCTTTTTCCATTAGAACCTTTTCTTTTTTTCTTATACAATATAGATTAGATCTAGTTTAGAAAAAATCCCAATTAATGGATCACTATGCAAATTTAGGAGTTCCCAAGACTGCTACCCAAGAAGAGATAAAAAAAGCATATCGAAAGCTTGCAGTAAAGTATCACCCAGACAAGACTAATGGTAACAAGGAGTCGGAAGAGCTTTTTAAAAAGATTTCAGACTCATATACTGTGCTCTCAGATGAAAGGAAGAGGGAAGAGTATGATAAAAAATCTAGAGTAAATTCTAACTGGTCTTCAGGATATGAGAGCACGGGTTTTGGATTTGACGATTTTGTGAGAAATTTTGCGGATGCCGACTTTAGAAGAAGATCGAGTGATCGCGCAAGAAAGACACAGGGACGCACTCATCCAACTCCACCTAAAACCGAACATCTTAATATTTATGTACACGATAAAATAGATTTAAAGGACGCGATTTTAGGTAAAAAGATCGAGATAAGTTTTAGTAGAGAAAAAATAAATTATACTGGCAAGGCAGGTAACACGTTAACCTTTGATAAGATCGATGAGGAGAAAGAGATTAACATTAGTATCGACCTTAGAAAAAAATACATTGCGATTAAACGTGATACTGGAGCATACATAATATCTGCTAGGGTACCTGGTCTAGGAAATGAGGATGTAATCACACAGTTAAACATATGGGGAGAGATTGAACAGGTTCCTCTGATGGGAGACTTGCATGTGACACTGGAACTAATTATGCCTGAAAACATTAGGATCGAGGATAACTGCGTGATACAAACAGTCGATATATCTTTATCAAAATTACTCTTTAATGAGACCAAGATCAAGATAGAGACGATTGTCGACAAAAAATACGAAGTTGACTTTAATGGTCCGAAATCTGCATCTAATCTTAAGTTTTCAATACCTAATGAAGGACTGGTTGATGGCCAAGGTAAGATCGGAGAATACCTAGTAAAATTTAACGTGACCTTGCCTCAGGTTGAAGAGTTACCAAATAAGGATTTAGTAAAATTAAAGTCGATATTATTAAATTGCGAAAATAAAACTTAAAAAGTTTAAAGAAGCCCTTAATAAATAATAAAAAATATTTTGGGCTTTGTCAAATCTAAAATCAGCACAAACTAACACTAACGATTGGGTACTAATCGTTGAAAATGTAGGTGAAAAACTTCAAGTAAGGGATTCATCTACGACTGGCACAGTCCTCGAAGGAGTATGTGCGGTATTCGGTCAGATGAATAACAATCGCCGAGTATACGAAAAAACGGAATACTTACCTCACCTTACCTATCTTCAAGAAAAGATTAATAAGCGTCAGTTAGTAGGAACGGTTGACCACCCTCAACATTTCGAACCAAAATTAAGCGAAGCTTCACACATTATTGAAGGCTTAACATATGACGGTGGAGATAAAGTATACATTAAAGTAAGACTCCTAGAAAACACTCCACATGGTAAATTAGCGAAAGCATTACTTGACGGAGGAGTTCAGTTATCAGTTTCTTCAAGAGCAGCTGGACAGGTAAGTGAGAGTGGTTATGTAAAATTACAGCGAATCTTTACCTATGACTTAGTAGGAGAACCTGGATTTACTGATGCAATTCTACGTAAAACAGTTAGTGAATCACTAAAGAATGACTTTTCAATGATTACTGAGAGTTATAACTCGATGAAGGAAAACTCTTTTATTCATAAGTCTGGACTAATGGATATTTCAGAAAATTTAAACTTTGCAGATAATTTTAAAGTCTATAAGATAAATAAATTAGAAAATGGTTCAGGAACACAGTTCCGAGGAACTTTGCAAGAACAAAAAAATAACAACACAATGGCCGAGTTTGTAACAAAAGAACAAATGGACAAATATTCAGAAGTTCTTAAAACACAATTCAATGGAATTAAAAAAGAACTTAAAAATCACAAGTCTGTTTTGGAGTCTGCTCAATCAGGTAATGGATCAACTAATTCAGAATTAGTTGGATTCGTAAATTATTTAGCAGAATCTCTAGAAGGAGTGATTAATTTCGCTGATTATCTTTCTCACAAACTAAACGAGTCAGTTAAATATACTGAGCACGTTTCTGAGACAGTTAACAACTCTATCGATTATTCTTCTTATTTAGGAGAAAAATTGAACCAGTCAGTTAACTATCAAGATTACCTTTCAACTAAGGTGAACGAGTCAATCAACTACGCAGAGTATATTAAAGAAAATGTAAACAATTCTATTAAGTACCAAAATTATTTGGCTGAAGAACTAGATAAAGGATTACAGTATGTTGAATACGTTGCTGAAGGAACTAATCGTTCTATTGAGTTCGGAGAATATCTTTCAGAAAATATTAACTTAAACAGAGATTACTCTCAATATGTTGCTGAAAAATTAGGACAGTCTATTGGATACTCTGAATATTTAGCTGAATCTCTAGGAGACGGAAACCATGTAGGTACTCGAAATGTTTTAGGTAAAGTTTCTAAATTAAATGAATCTAATTCAATTGACAATCTAATCTCTAAGGTTGATCAAGTGATTACTGAAGTAAACGATAAGTCATCTAAAGCAGTTCTTGAGAGCAAGTATCCTTTCTTAAAGGTTATGGGAGAAGCAAACAAGAAAGTTTTCTTTAACTTACAATCAGACACTAAACAAGCTATCGTTGAAGCTCTTAACGGATCAGTTTGGTTTAACGAAAACGACATCGTTGGTATCATGGAAGCTGTTGTAAATCACAAAGAACAAAATATTCCTACCTATATCAGATTCATGCCAGTAGAATACAAAGCTACTTGGAACGAAATGAATGAAAACGAAAAAAGTAAAGTTCACGCAAAAGCACAGCTTTATACAGTAAACACTCCATACCAAGTTAAAGCATTTTGGGATGATATTGATATGAGAGGAATCAATGAAAGAATTGAAACACAAAAATATAACACAAAAATAACGCAACAACTCAACGAGAGCCAAAGTACAGAAGGCTTAATACCTGTAAATCAGGTTGTTGAGATGCAGAGAGGTTACTCTCAAGGTTACTTAGAAACAATGTTGAGAAACGCTGGTTCTAGATTGTAACAAAAAACTAAAAAAATCATTTTAACAAATGGCACGTACTAAAATTTTCAAACGTTCAAGCGACAATCGCTTAGCGAACACATGGCAGCCGATTTTAGAAGGTTACGGTGCTGATGTTGCTAAGACTCCATGGTTAGCTGAGTATGCTCACAACCACGCGATCTTTGATAACACTACACCTATCTTCGAGCAAACGACTCCAGGTGTATTTTTCCAAACTCCAGGTTCTCTTGGTGGTTTTATGGGGAACCCATCAGCTCCAACATCAGCAATGACTCCGTTCACTGCAGGTGCTAAGAATTCTTTCTCAGCTGATGCTAACGGTTCAGGTGATAAATTTCCATCACTTTTACCAGTTGCTATTCAAGTAGCAGCAAAAACTATTGGTTTTGACCTAGTTCCAGTTATCCCTATGGATTCTCCAGTTGGATTCCTTCCTTACTTGGATTATCTATATGCTGGCGGTAGAACTTCTACTGGTAACTTCGATCCTTATTTGGTTAAGTTAGAAGGTTTAACATCAGATAGCTTCGCTGTTGCTCTTACTCCTGGTGATGCAGTAGCTATTGTTCCTGCTGGTGATTTCACAGCAGAGTTCGTTGGTTATTCACGTGTAGACGGTACAATAATCATCAAGATCACAGACGACGGTTCAGTTGACGGCGCTACTACTGCTGCTGCAGAGTATGTTGGTGCAGCGATTACTATCGATGGTAACGCCCTTGTTGTTGGTGCTGCATGTACTGGAGTTTCTCTAGTTTCTGCATTAGAAAACCACATCTCTGGTTTCACTTCAGTATCTGATGCAGATTACGCAACTACTCCATTCAATGGTTCTTACCTTCCTTCTACAGGATCTGTACCTGGATCAATGAAGAGAGAAGCTGGTGAAAACTCTAAATTCCGTCAAATGGGATTAAGAATGTTCACTAAGTTTGTTGAGGCTGAGACTGACCAAGTTTCTATCTCTGCAACTGTTGAGCAGATCCAAGACTTGAACAGAGTTTGGAACTATGACGTTATCTCTATGTTAGAGAACGTAGCGGTTAATGACTTGGCTCAATCAATCAACAAAAGATTAGTTGACCGTGTATTACAATTAGCTGATGTTCACTCTACAGAAGTTAACTTAGTTGAAGGTGGTGGTGGTGTTATTACTGACCTTGACTTGACTGCTGGTGGATTTGATAACACTTCTACATTACAAAGAAGATTAGTTACTAAAGTTCTTGAAATGGCAAACTTGATTTACCATAGAGGACGTTTCGGAGCTGGTACTTTCTTAGTAACTAATGGACGTGTTGCTTCTGCAATGGCTGATGTTGCTGGTTACTCAATCGCGCAAGTTCCAACTGATATGGGTGGAGTTGCAGGTAACCTTTACCCAGCTGGTAAAGTTTATGGAGTACAAGTTTACGTTGATCCTAACATGGCTTGGGGAGACTCAAGAATCATGATTGGTCGTAAAGGTGCTGACGAAGAGCCAGGTGTTAAATTCATGCCATATATCATGGCTGAATCTCTTCAGACTATTTCTGAAGGTACATTCTCTCCAAAAATCGGTATGAAATCAAGATACGCGATTACTGAAGCTGGATGGCATCCTGAAACTCAGTACATTAATATTAATGTTACTGGAGCTGCTCTTGGAGTTCTTACAGGTTCAAATGTACTAGTAGGTATCTAATCTTAATAGACAGATATAAATTAAAGAGGATTCGAAAGAGTCCTCTTTTTTGTTTATGGAGATAAATAATAAAAAACTTATAGAAATTATGACAAGTTTAATGTCAACATTCTTAGGAATACAATCTCAATTTAAAGTGTTTCATTGGCAGACACAATCTTATGCTAAACATCAAGCATATGGTGGAATATATGATACACTTAGTGAATTATCTGACGATTTTATGGAAATATACATGGGAAAATACGGTCGAGTAGCCCTAGAGGGAGATACTGATTCTATCTTATTAGGTAATATTGGAGAAGTAAACATAGAGGAATTCCTGGACACTATTGTAGAATTCTTATTAAGTTTTAATCATAAGCTAGATGGTAACAAGGACAGTGATCTCTTAAATCTTAGAGATGAGATGCTAGCTGCAATTAATAAGCTTAAATACTTATTAACTCTAAAATAATTTTAAGAAAGATGTCATTTATAAATTGGGGACACGAGACACCTGAACAATTACAGGCTCGTAAAAAAATGGAAGATACTCTTCTTTTTGAACAGGCAGCATATAGTGCGGCAATGGCGGCAGCTGCCGCTGCGGGATCAAGCGCACCACTTAGTACATACATTGTGACTATCGATACTGCATGGCTATATCCAATAGCTGATATTGACTATGTTCTTGAAACTACTGAGATTAACTTTGTACAGGAAGGAAATGATCTTATTTTTAATACACTAGGCGATCTTACTGATTTTTAC